TGAGTCTATCGTTTAAGTAGGATTGAAAATTATTTCAATCTGGAGTATGAGGGACTTCAAAGATTAGTTTTGGTAGAATGATACCAGAACCGAAGGGTGATGCCGAAATGGCAATGCCTTCAAATGTTCTGTTCAAACTAACATAGTAATCTTTGAGTTTCCGGACTTGTTCTTTCGATCGCCAATCAGTCGATGTGACTGATGGGACGAATTCGCTTTGAGCTAGCTCCTGGATCTCCTCATATGTTCCATACTTGAACTTATCAAGTGGACGAGTATTAGATAATTTATCTAATTCTCTTTCATAAGAGAAAACATAGATTCAAAAGCCAGGCCCCAGTAATCTTAAGGTTAATTCTAGGAACCTAAGTGGTCAACTTGTAGAAGAATAAATATTCCATCAATTTTTGATGAAATATAAATATTCCGATTCAAGTTTAGCCAGGTTGTTATCAATATGGTCGCTGGCGAGTGTTAAAAACGCTCGCCATAGACTATGCTGATAAAGGGTTTGGTGGTCAACAGATGAGAAAGCTCAAGTGATAGCGTAAGCTTCCACTTGACTCTTCTGTAATCAACTACCAATACCAACAACCGATCATAAATACAAACCAAAATACTCTAATGGGATATCTTTTCCCATAAGAGGCTTTTGGAGAGTAACTAGAAGGGTTGGAATGGTTAATAGACGAAGTTTGAAAGCTTCGGCTAGTAGCATACCAACATAAAACTTATTCCTACAAGACCTGAGAATTAACCCAGGCCCTATAGGGGTAAGAGATATGTTATGTCCTTTTCACCGTTTAGCAAATTCTACCAGATCTTTCGATATGATAGATTTTGATAAATTGATACTAACACCTAAGTTAGACATCAATTCTAAATAGTGAGAAGATACATCATCATTTGCAATGACAACATCATCACCTAGGATTGCATAATCCTCAAAGTTATAAATGCCAGCTAAACTAGCAGCTTTACGAACAATGATATGGTGAGTTAATGCTAACATGGCAAATGAGGAGTAAGCTCCCATAGGTTGTCCAACAGCATACTGAATATACTTTCCCTCATGAAAATAGAAAATTGATTTAAATAAATTAAATCAACAACTACCTAAGTAAGGAACAATATGATTCAATATGTCTCTTTGGAGTTCCAGTGGTAACCTATCAGTCGCTGCGCTAAGGTCATAACAATAGAAAGTTCTTCCTTTTGGAACCTTAGACAATAAAATGTCTAGAGGTTTCTCTTGGTTGAAAGTTCCATCGTTAGAAACCGTACGCAAGAACCTTGAAATGGTATCGTGAAGTGGTTTGAGTGTTACCTGGATTCACCAAGAAGTTATAGCAATAACTCTGGCTTTTCCAGCAACATCTCTCACAACTGCTAACTTACCAATGTTGAGTTTTGGAAAACGATAGATAGAATCCCTACTTTCAAGTTTTAATTCTTGAGCAAAGGAAATGACAAGTTTGATATGAATGAAATTCAAAAGAGTGATTACGTGTCCAAGAAGGACAAATAATAACCTCAGGAATTTTCTATCAAATCAATCTAAGTCATATTCACCTGCTCAAAAAAGATAAAATAGATTTTTATCATTTAATCTTTTCATAATCCTCCTCCTAATAAAATAAAATAAGTTGATAGTAAAAACTACCAATTTAATTATTCATTTAAGAAGAAGATAATGGAAATTAATAACAAAAAAGGGAAGTTTTCTAAAAATCGAAATACCACCTAATAAAACCAAAATATTTGGTAATAAAAAGAATGGTAATCCAAAGAACAACAAACCTAACAATCAGGCTGACAATCACCCTTGACCACTTTTTCAATTATAAATAATATAGTAGTATAAAACTAC